CCACCATTCATGCTCTACTCCTTCCACCTGCACCCGTCGCAGGCTCCCTTGTGTGCCTCTTTGTACCTTCCGCACCGCTGGCAAAGTTCGTTTCGTGCGTCTTGTGCCCTGCGCTGGGAGGCGGCAAGCTCGGCTTGCAGGGATTCGATTAGGTCAATTGCTGCGCTAATATGGTACGGCTCCGGGTTTTTCCATACATAGCAGACACCGTAGCTTGATGGCACAGGCGAACAAACCAGTTCCGCATAATCCACTTGTGGAGGAAGCATTTCTTTTAGCGCCCTCACAATCTCGTTAGCGTTCATAATTCCCCTTTCTTTAGTGCCTCTCTGGCGGCGTAATATAATGTTCCGTAGATGATCTGGCCCGTTTCGCTGGGCTTGCAGAATATGATTGTGATATTGAAACGCACCTGCCAAGAAAGCAAAGATGCTATCAGGCTTTTGGGCGCTAACTTGCTACGGTAATCGTGCAGGAGAATCTTTTCCCAAGATGCATTTTCAATAAGAAGGAAAACCTTTAGACCCTCGGCTTTCGCCCTTGTGAACTCGTCCTCAAAGCGTTGGCGGTCTACGGTGAAGTTTCCGGCGATTTCGTCAAGATTTGCCTTGCGCTCTACGACTACATCATGCTCAAGCGTCATATCGCCTATCATGGCGCTGTAGTCGCCCGTATCGAGCCTGCGGGTTGTGTGGGCTACCTTGCACTTGTCAAAGTAGCCCGTTACGTGCCCGTTTACCTGCTCCCTGCTATCAACAACGATTGTAAGTTGCTTTAGCAGGTCGCCGATCTCTTTATCGGTGTAGTGTCGCTTCATTTTTGCTCAAAGGCGGTTGCCAGCTTTTCTATGAAATCCTCCTTCACGGCTCTCCGAATCCTCGGCCCCTCGGCAAGTTCCGGGTGGTCTATGCCCACGATGGGTTTGAGCGGGATATAGGCCCCGTGAGCAAGTGCAACATCGTGCGCTCCATCGCCACTAATTACGCCCGTTGTAGTCGTGCCGTATGTAAGCCCATGCGTTGTCTTACAAAGCACACCGCTTCCCTTTTTGATGTAGGGTAGAAGCTCCTCTGGAACATAAAAGGCAAACTCTTTAGGGTTGTTGTTGTGCTTAACCAATACGATGTTCATATTGCGCTCCTTTCCTTAATTAAAAATCAGAATGGGGCTGTTAGAATGGAAGCTCGTCATCCGTAATTTTCACAAAGCCATAACCAATCTCCGTGACGGTTTGGCGCTCCGGCATATCACCTTGCCACGGAGGGAGTTTTTCGGCGCGTTTAGTGTCGAGATAATAGGCACGCTTCAAAAACCCGTTTTCGTCCTCCTTGAAACGAGCCGCGCCTACGGCACCAATCCATGTGGGGAAATTGAAGTTACCTTCCTCAATGTTGGTGCTATCAAAGAACGAGGTCATATTGCGGTTGAAATATTCACCCTCCACAAAGTAGTCGTTGACCGTGAAGGAGGCACCGTTCGGTTTCAACCCGACAACAATCATGCGCTTGCCGGATTTTGAAGTCTTTTCTTCCGCAGATACCACCTCAAAACGATGGTCGCCTACCGCAACGTTGGTGGTTTCTTCACGTACATACTGCCAGTTAGACATGTAATTCCTCCTATATTTTGAATTTTTTAACGAGTTTCTTAATTTCGGCTTCGTATTCTTTCGGGGTTAGGTTTTTTGCTCGGAGCGCACTCTTGGCTACTTCATACTGCGCCAACCCGCTTGCGCTTGGGGTAACTTTTTCATTCATTAACCTCTCAAATAGATCTTCGCCATCAATCCGACCCAGCAACACATTGCCATATTCGCTCGCGAAAAATTGTTTTAGTTCGCTGATATTAGCCTCATAGCATTCCTTCCTGCGCCCGCTACGGATGTTGCGCAGGTCTTTTATGGCCTGTAACACAATAGCGTCGCGGAGGCAGTAGTAGCCATCTGTGTTGGCGGGCTGTGGTTTGTTCGACATGGTTTATCCCCTTTCAGTGCTTAGACTTCCGGCCAGAGCGTGCTTATCTGCTTACGAGAAGAATCCGCCCCAAACGAGCAAACCAGTTTCAATGACCAGAGTGACTAGCGCATAAACGCAATTGTTCTTGCCCCCTTTGGGCTTTCCGTGCTGGCACAGCGATATTCCAAACGCCATAGCGAACCAAACGATCAGTATAATTTGTGGGGTTCCCATAGTGGTTTTCTCCTTTCAATATTTAGATTTCCAGTTGTCACAGTAGGTCTTTATGAGGTCTTGCTTGTCCAAAAAGTCCATGAAGTGCTTTATCGTGCGCTCTATCGGCTCAACCTCGTCCGGGCGATAGGTTTCCGTGTAGATGTACTTGCCGTCGCAGATTTTATATTGAAATTCTCTGGCTTCGGGAACGAGGAATAGGTACATCGGCGCCTGTGGGCTATCTAAATATTTGCCGACGCTGTACGTTTTGCTGTATTTGGTGTCGAACACGGTTCCCGCCTTGAGGAAATCTAGTACGCCATAGCATACAAACGTTACGCCGTTGACGGTCAAATCACGCGATAACCTTACCTGTTGCTGCGCCCCCGCAAGCGTCGGATAAAGCTCCATGATAGGCTTGTACCATTCGTGGTCTATCCCGATCTCCGCGCCCTTGAGCGTGGCATTGAGGACGTTCTCGAAGCGGATTCCCTCAAGCATGGCCTTGTTCTGTTGGATAGGTTCGCGGCGGAGTGTTTTCAGGAAGTCCTCATAGCCGTTTTCAAGCACAAGCCCCCATAGCCATGATGATAGAAGCGACTGGGTTATAAGATAGCGGCTACTCTGCCTTGGCGACATATTGCTTCGCCTCTTTCGAGTATTCATATCCGAGTGCCGCCACAGCCTCCTTAAACGCCGCCTCAAGCTCTTTCTGGCTTGTCAGGGCGTGGGGTAGGGCGCGGATCTGCTTAAGCACGGTAAGCGCGTCCTCGGGCTTCTGGATGCCGCCAATTAGGTCTATGCCCGCTGCGATTGCCTGTTCGTAGGCTTCCTGCTGTGGCTTGAGCGAAGCGGATTCAGCGGCAATGTTGGACTTGACCTGCGCGAACAGGCGCACAAGGAAATCATTCGGCTCTCCGTCCCTAATCTCGGGCACTTTTACCAATCCCTTGATGCCATAGGCGCTCTTGGCGTTGTAGTTCATGGTGGGCGTAAAGCCAAGGTAGCGTTCGCCGTTGAGGATATGCATGTACGCAGCCAAGTCCGCAGGCTGATAAACCAACGACCGAGTGCTGCCCTCCACAACAATCTCAAAAAAGTCCTCATCACCGTTCTTCTCTCGCGTGGTATGGAACAGGAAAATGACGTTGAACTTCCTGCGCAGGTCTGCGGACATACGCAAGAACTCGCTCTTGATAACCCCATACCCTTGCAGGGAAAACCCGCCGTTCTTCTTGCTCGCCGTAGGCTCTGTACGCATGGCCCAATCTTTCATAAGCTCTATCAGCGCTCCGCCTGTGTCAATGGCGATTGTCTTGTAGCGCCCCTCGGCTGCCTTTATGTCTGAAAGCAATTCCTCGTAGGTTTTGCATATGCTTGCGTCCTTGCGATGGGCGGGGTTGACGCGGGCCATGCCCTCGTCTGTGTCAATCAGCACCACATCGGGCGCAGAAAGCGCAAGGGTGGTCTTGCCTACGCCGGGCAGGCCGCTGATAATCATAATTATGTTTTTGTCGCTGAAGTTCATATTTTCGGGTTTTACGATTGCCATTTATTCTTCTTCCTTCCTTTCTGATATCCTTGAATTATCCCGCCACCTCAACCCATTGGGCTGCGGGCCACTTGCAGTTATCGCGCATATGTTCTGCGACATTGAGCGGCAAATTAGCCAGCTCACCGTTCTTAATGCGAACGATCATTATCACGCCGTTCACGGCATGGCCATCCACAATGCGGTTGGGTGTTTGCGCGTTCGCGTTATAAACAAGAACGGCATCTGGCATGATATTCGGTAATCTTTGCACCGCAATCGGGCCGCCTATGATTCGTTCGATAGTTCCGGGCGCACTGGAAATGTGCTGTATGCTGGGGTTGTCCACTGCGGGGATAAACGTAAGCACTCGCATGGTTGTCCTCCTTTCTAGTAAGTTACTTCCCGCCTATATCATTAAAAAAAAGAGCCTGTACCGTTGTGCCGAAGTAGTGCGCAAGCGAAATCTTGATTTCGTCACGCGGCATACGCCGACCACACTCATACATTCCGAGCGTAGAAGCCGAGATACCTACGGCCGCTGCGACATCATCACGGGTTTCCCCGCCCCGCAACTTCCGCAACCTTCGACCTACCTCGATGCTTGTAGGCATGTATTCACCTCCCCGTTATTTGATATTTTGATTATACAACATAACACGGCACGTGTCAACACTATTCGTGACATTTTTTCTTGAGAATGTCACACAGTGTGGTATAATAACTTATACATAAGGAAAGGAAAAGAAGAAAAGCCCAATTCCCTAGAGAATTAGGCTTTTTTCTGGCGAAAACGCCATCGCTTTATTCAGGCTTTGTTGCGTCTTTCAGCGCCTCAAACCCGCCGTTTGCCGCGAGGGATACGATCACCGCATTAAACAGGCACAGCGCCCCGTCAGCCAGCGTGAGGGCGTTGTTAAAGGCGGCGGCGGCCAGAAGCACCACCAGCGCGATAACATAGCTTACAATCCGCGTGGGAACGGATTTCAGCCACTCCTTAATGAGTTGGGTGATAAGAGTTACAGCTACCACCGCACCCGCATAGGTGCCCAGCATAGCCCAAGTGAAAAATTCCTGCATGATAATTTCCTCCTGTTATCTTTCTATTATTTGTGTGAGTAGCGCGTCTCTAGTCTTGCGCAGCCCTTCAACGCTATTTCCGTCGAGTTCGTGGTTAATAAGGGCCACCAAGCCCTTTAATATCGCCTGGTTGGTTTCTTCTTGTTCGCAGAATCGCTTTTCGATTCCCGCGAACCGCTCAATGTCTTTCGTGTCGTGTTTCTCAATCTCCTTCAAACGCCCCTCCATGGCAAGGGCCGGGGCAAACAAGTCTCGAATAGCCTTTGCCGCATTAGCTATAAGAATGATCCCACCGAGGGTTGCCGCCAGCCAGCCCCACCACGCCATACTTCACACCTCACAGTCCGAGCAGTTTACGCATGGCGGTATCGCACACACCGTCGGTCATACGTTTAGCTCTGTTTTGAAAATTGCGTACTGCCGCATCCGTTTTTTGACCATATACGCCATCGGCATTACCGAGTTCATATCCGAGCGATATGAGTTTTTCCTGTAAGGCAAGCACATCGGTTCCCCGGAGATAGGGACTTTCCAATTTCAAGTCCCGACGATCGGGGTTCGGTTCGGGTTCGGGCAGATTGTCAAAAATAACAGGGCGACCATACCAATTCCAGTAGGTAGAGCCATTATCGTTTAAGAACTCCCTGACCACACCCTCATCACGCCCCTTCGCATGAATGATGAGCTTGTCGTTATCAACCACATAACCTATATGGGTAGCCTTATCCTTGGAGTTTACGCGGAACACCCAATCTCCGGCGCGTAATTCAGAGCGTTTGATCGGAATACACATGCCGCGCATACCTTCTGCACTCCGATCTCCTTTTGTGAGAGCATGGA